CTTTCGCTTGCATTCCCTTCACGCGCGGCCCGCGCTTCTGGCGCATGCGCTCGAGCATGAAGAATCCGGCATTCAACGAGCTTACCGTCCCTTGCGTGATCTCGTCCGTTGCGAGGAAGGCTGCGACACGCGTGGCAACTCGCGTCGCGCTTTGTGCCACCGGCTTCTTCAACGGCCCGCTCGGCGCGACGCCGACTTCCACCGGGCCTTTCTCGCCTAGCATCACAGGCCGAGATCACTCGACGCGGCCCGCGCCTTCACTCGTTTCATCTGTTCGTCACGCGCGATCACGCCACCGCCAATGATCGTCGCACCGCGCCCGGTCGACTTGGCTTCCGCGATTGCGTTATCCGACGCAATTTGTCGCTGCCTGATCGCCTCGGGATCGTCCATTGGCGAGCGCGGCGGCGTGACAGGATTCGGGATGTTGACGCTGGACATGTGTTTCTCCCTGACAGTGTATCAGTCGCGATCGAAGAAGGCGCTTTTCTCCACACCATCAGCGATGTAGACCCGGCCTGCCTTGCGCTGGTCATTCCTCGGCGGGTTCACTTCGAAGGTGCAGGCCAGGGCGTCGGCGTCATCGGGTGAGGCCACGCCGCGCCTTTGCATATCGTCCTTCGTCTCGAGGATCTTCTTCGCCTCCTCGCGAAGCGACCAGCGCCAGCCGCGGTCGGTCAGTTGATGCGAGAGCGACCCCTTCTCCCCGTCATCCTTCTCGATCATCCCGCCGGGCAGCCAGTCACGGATCTTCGCCCACAACTCGATCGCATGGGTCGCGTACTCGCTATCCTTCCCTGCGTGGGCGCTGTCACCGAACTTGACTTCGTGCAGCCGGCCGTACGTTCGCTTTCGCTTCAGGACGTCGATGACGCCGGTGCCCATGCCGAAGTCGACGCAGATAGCATCGGGCTTGAACTTCTGGTCGAGCGCGAGCACGGCCTCGGCGATCTGCACGTTGTCCTTGCCGAGCCAATGGCCGTGCGTCGCGGCGCCACAAGCGTCGCGCGCATTGCGGCCCTGCCGAAAGCGCCACGACGTCTTCCCGCGCGGCGCCGGGTCGACGCCGAGGATCAGCGGCTCGCCGTAGTCCTGCATCAAGGCATTCTGCTGCGCAGCGCGCACCGCGTCCCACGGGATGAACTGATCCTCGGAGGTGCGCGGCGGCAGCCCCATGATCTCGACGCGCACGAAGTCCGAGTCGATGCCGTAGCGCTTGATCTGATCTTCGACGACCGCCTGGTCGACGTCCTCCATGCCGCGCGTCGAAAGCGTTCGCCTGTCCCACCCGGCGCCGATCTTAGGATCGTTCAGGATTTCGAAGAAGCGCCCCTGCCGGTTTCGCGTCTGCGACGCCGCGCACCAGAAGCGATACGGGTTGACCTCGGTGAAGAAACCTTCCGACACATCCCAAATCCTCGAGTGGATGCCCGCCGCTTCGTCCATGAGCAGCATCATCCCGTACGGGTTGTGCGCGCCGGCGAACGAGTCGGGGTTCTCCTCGCTCCAGGTCTGCCCGGCGACATACCAGTATTTCGGGTCGATGCCAAGGCCGCCTTGCTCTGGATGTCGCTTCACGAGTTCGATCAACCAGTCGCGAGGCGTGATCTTCATCGTCTCGAGGGAGAACCAGTGCGAGTTCACCGCCGAGCCAAACCACACGCCGAACTCAGGGAAGGTCTTCGAGCGAAGCTGCGTCTCGGTGTTGGCGGTGACGATCGTCGGCGCGCCGATGCGCGTGCTCATGTGCCAGTGCGCCATCATCCCGAACTTCGCGGACTTGCCCGGGCCGCGGCCGCTCGAGCGCGCTTCCTTCCACACGAGAGGCGACATCCCATTCTCGAGCCGGAAGACCTGTTCGCGTACGTGCTCGCCCAGGCGCTTCAGGTCTTCGAGTTGCCAGCGGCGCGGCCCCGAGAAGTTCGCGAACGGCGTGCCGGCGCGGCCCCACGGATAGGCGTAGTGGACGAAGCCGACCGGATCGTCGCGCAGCGCCAGGACTTGCGTGAGGATTTCTGCTTCCTGTGCGGGCGCCCCTATCACCCTACCAGTTTATCAGCCGCATCGGCGCACCCCCTTCGGGGGTGTGCGCCTCAGAGAAGCGACTGCAACTGCGCCTGCTCGTGCTCGTGGCGCTCGAGATAGAGGATCGCCGCGCGCAAAAGTTTCACTTTGTCCTTGAAGTTGCCGAGGCCGACGTTGCAGCCGCGGCATAGCACACCGCGGAACGCGCCGGTCTTGTGATCGTGATCGCCGTGCCAGCCTGCGCCGTGATGGCGCGTCGCCGCGCAGATCGCGCACTGGAAACCCTGGCGCTCGAATAAAGCGTGGATCTCGGCGCGCGTCTTGCCATGCGACGGACTTTTGTTCAACAGCCGCCAGCGGCGCCGGCGCTCATTCTCTTTTTCTCGATTGTTTCGCTCGTAGTGCCGCTGCCGCGCCCGATCGGGATTCAAGTCCATGCGTCTAGTCTACTGGAACGGACGCGAACGTACAAATTATTTTTGCAATTTTTCTACGCGCGGTCGGCTACCTCCTGCCCTCGCGCGGGCTTCGGCCAGCGAATCCGCCCCCTACCCCTGCCGGCACCCCCCTCCCGAACGCGAGCACCCCGGCGCCGTGTGCCCTCGGCCCTGCACCTGGCGCGCGGCGCTCGCTGCCCTGCCGATTTGACAGAATGGTCATTGCAGCGCATCGCGTCGATTGTGCTTGTGCTATCAAGGGCTTGCATACGCGTACGCGGATTTTATGTCCGTTCCGCTCGCTCCGCGCTGCGTGCGCGGCCTTGATTACATGAGGCTTTCTAGGTCAGGCAGCGTGACGCGGATCACCTGGCCCTCGATCACGCGCGACGCTGCGAGTCGGGCCTGGGCGTCGCTGATGATGCGCGTGAGATCGAGGGTCTTCACGTTTACGTCTAACTGCGCCTTGTCGCCGTAAGCCCGAGGGTTGCGGATACGCGCTGCCCATTTCAAGGTGTCGATCTTCACGCGCGCATGAGCGGGATCGTGCTCGGGATTATTAGCGGTGTCGACCGCATCGTCCATGAAGGCTTCGGCCGACTGCTCGCGCGCGTCTTCCCATTCCTGCCGCGCCACGGGATTCTCTGCCTTGTACGCGCGAAGCGCGCTTGCGCTGATGGCGCGCGCCCCGAGAATCCGAAAGATCAAACCGCCATCGGCAAGCTCGGCCAACATGTCAGGCCATGCGGCAGTAATGCGTGCCCGAGTCTCGGCGCCAATGCGTGCAGTTGATCCTGCCATCGGTCTAGTCTCTCACGGCGCCCTTTTTAATTCCTTCGCCAGTCTCGTCCTAAAATCCAGTCTCGTCCGGCCCCTATAGGGTGCCGGGACGACGGGACAGAAACGGGATTTGTCCCGTTTCGTCCTGAAAAAGAGGGTTAAGCCATTGATTTTCCTAGGCGAGACAAAACGGGACGAAACTGGACGAGAAAAGTCAGTCCAGTCCAGTCCTGAAAAAGAGGCTTAAGTCATTGATTTTCCTCATTCTGGACAAAACGCCCTTTTTCGGCCCTTTTGGACAGAATTAACCGAATTGACAAGCGAATTAAACGCGCTCAGAATCCGTTCGTGGGGTGCCATCCCGGCGCCTTGGAAAGGCAAAAATGAATGACTATCCCGACACTCCCGAAAAGCGCAGGGCAGGCATGGCGGCGTTTCGCGCCCGACTCCTGAAAGCGCATCAATTCCACGCTACCAATCCGAAACTCTCGGAGAAAGACCGCGCATTTCAGCGCGAACTGGTCGAGCATATCCAAGCGGTGCAAATCCGGCGCGGTGAGGTGAAACTGTGAAAACCCCCGCTACTTCCCTGCCGTTCATAGCCTGCGCTGGCGGCGTCATCGGCGCGCAACCCGGCCCCGACATTCTGGCACCGATGCTGCGCAACCTGTCCGACGCCGAACAAAACGCCGACTACATCGCGCACGCTGCCAACGCCTACCCGCAAGATGCTCTACGAACGCGCCGAGAGCACGACGCTGACGGCAGCGCGCATCATCGGCGACCAGTGCGAATGCGTAGATGATCTACTGCGCGACCTTGGCGAACTCTAGAGCCGGGGATAACCAGTGCTCTAGCACTCTCGGCGCCGCACCTTGCGGGTCGAATCAATGAGCGATGTGGCGCGCGCCCTTCTCACCCAACTAGGAGAATAAACCCATGATCCGCACAGCCTTTATAGTCATCCTCCTCGCGCTCGGCGCCAAGCTCGCCTTTGCCGTGGTGGACTTCGCGCACCGGCAGGAAGCGGCGCGCATCTACATTCTCAAGCAGTCGGGGGCGCAATGAAAACCTCGCGCGCTCGCAAAATCACACTGCTGGCCGGCGCGCTCAGTGCCGAGCAGCGCAACTATGAGAAGCTAGGCGAGTATGCCGAGCGCGCCGCGCGTCTTGCGGACTTCGCGCTCGCTGAGTACCTCAAACGCTTCGACCAATCAAAGGGGGCCGCGTGAAGATAACAGCGAAAGACATTCCCTCAACTACCGGCCGCGGCAATTGGACCGATGCCATCACTTTCGGCGTCTACAGCGTGCGCGTCAACGTGGAACGCGATGACTGCATGGGCGAACCCTGGAAAGAACATGACGGTCACGGACCTGTAAGCGAATGGCGCCGCATGGAAAGCAAAAGCGCCGGCGAGCGCGTGCTGTGCCAAGATCGCAGCCAAGCGCGTTTCTATGACTTCGCGGCCGCCGTGAAGATCGCGCGCAAGGACGGATGGGGATTCTCCGGCATGGGCGAATGGAACAGCAAGAAAAAGAAGTTTGTCTACTCGCCCGAAGCACTGAAGATGTCACCCGGCGAGCGTGCAGCCAAAGCCGCGGAAAGCGACTTTGATCGCCTGCGCTGCTGGTGCGCCGGTGACTGGTACTGGATCAGCATCGGTGTTGAAGTATCCCGCGCCGGCCGCGTGCTGGATACGGACTACTGCGGCGGGATCGAGTCCGATGGCGACTACTGGCGCGAACATGCGGCCGAAGTTGCACAAGGGATCATTTCAGCCACACGCAAAGAAACGCGCGAGCGGCGCTATTGGGAAGCGCGCGACGTAATCACTCAGGGGGCACAATGAAACACGTTTTTCCGACAACAGAAATCCCGCACCTATGGGCGCATCAGTCGCAAACTGACGCGCGCAATTCGCGAGGCAACCTGTACTTCCGCGGCGCGACTATCTACAGCTACCGCGATTCCTGGCCGCTCGCGCGCATCTACACGCGAGGCAAGATGGCAAAGAGGCACGCGCCTAATATCGAGTTAGACGCGCACGTTCGCGCCGGCCGCGTGCTGGTCCTGACCAACAGCGACCGCTACAGCGTGACGACGGCCTCGCATCAGTACAGCGTCAACCGCGCCGCGTCGCACTTGCCGCAAATTGCCGTTCCTTGCGTCGAAAGCAGATATGGCGCGGAAATGCGACGCGGCGAGCATTCACTCAACATCAAGTATCTGGCAGACTCGCTCGTTGCAACGCACGCCAAGGCCGGACGCGCCGCCTTGGTCCGCAATGTCGAATGGCGCCAAGAAGATGCCGCGCGCATCCACAAGGCGCTGGCCGATTACCTGATCTACTTCAAGATCCGCCGCAAGATGCCGGCCATGCCATCATTCGCGGCCGCCCTGGAAAGAGCGCAGCGCATCGAAAACCCGGACCCGGCGAGCAGGGATAAGCGCGAGCGCGCGTCAGCGCAGCGCCGGGAAGTAAAAGCGCGCCGTGAGTTCTATCACGTTGGCTGCGCGCGCACTGACTGGCGCCTTGATGGTGCCTTTGGGGTTGCCAAGTACATTCGCAGCGACCCGCCCATGCTGCGCGTCAACGGCGAGCAGATTGAAACGTCCCTCGGCGCGCGCATTCCCCTAGCGGCCGCGCCGATGGTCTGGAACCTGGTACAGCGTGCGCTCGGCGCCGGCGGATTTGAGCCGTCCCATGCGCTCGGGCGCTTGAAGCTAGGCGACTATCCGCTCGACCGCATCGACGCCGACGGCACGCTGCACGCCGGATGCCATGCCATTCCCTACAGCGAGCTAGAAGTGATGGCGCGGCGCTTGGGGTTGTCATGAAAGGCTATCGGCTGAAAGGTTCGCAGTATGTCAAAGACGACGCGGCACCGCAGAGCGACCAAGCACGCAACCCGCGCTCACTGTTCTATCAGCCGCGCCTAGGACCGCGCTGTGCCTGCCGGCCGGGTCAACAGCGCGATAACTGCGCCGCGTGCGAGGGTACGGGATGGCTAATTGACTTCGCCGCTATCCGCGCGAGGAATGCGTCATGATGGGATACACGCGCATATCCAAACGGGATTTTT